AAGATCAGCTTCTACAAATAAGGTTCCCATCGGTTTAGCCATTATCTAATCCTCCGAGCCGCTAACAAGGCATGTATCTTGGGAATTGAAGTTCGCATCGCTTTACGAAAAAATGATCTGGGGCCACCCTTCCACCCAGCTCTACCGTATTCCATCTGAACAGCCCACCACGTTTTATAATTACCAGCCATTACCCAGATATTTCGTGATTTGGTGTCTCTTTTCCTAACTACACGAATAGAGTTTATCATTTCCGCATAATCTTCACGACCTTTCCAGATTTCTCCACCAGGGGGAGGGCCGTGTGGTGTCCAGTTTAAGTTAAGTTTCGGACGAAGATGTGCCTTTGCTTCATCTCGCAAGATTTCGCCACACTCTTCTAAAACCACCATACCAGCTTTAGCGATTAATGGTATTTTTGCTTGAATATTCCAATTAAGCATTTTAGCCATTTTCTTTACCCATCCTTCTCGCTCATCCGCTTTATCCAGCTTTGAGACATTACCAGGACCTTCTCGAAACATATCTTCTTATCTTCAATCTCGTATAGTCTCATTGCCTCGTGAATTGCCTGGTGCTGTATATCGATTGGCCCATCGTACCCCATTATTAACTGGTTACGTATTAAGTAAAATATCTTTACCGCATCTGCATTTTCCTCTATAAATTCCGGTTGACAAGTCTCACATGGCGGTTCTTCTGGTGGCTCTCTTTCACCGTAAAGTTTTTTGCATTCCTCACAGACTTCCTTTCGAGACAGTCCGGTTTTGGAATAACTATCATGCCACTCTACGGTGTCTAGGAGTTTTTTTCAACTACCTCTGCCTGGGTAACAGCTCCCTCATCCAAGAGTTCAATTGCATGAGCAAGGAACCGGTCAAATACAGCAATATTCTTCAATCTCAACTTGTCTTCTTTGGTACATTTAATGGGGGTAGTCTTGTCCCAAAATGCGTTTCGGATCCCGGTAATGGAATAGTCCAGAGCATCTTCATACTCAGCCATCAACTCCTCTGCCGTCTGATCTTTGAAAGAAGTGACCTTCTCCATACTGCGAGATAAAGTATTGACTGCCATACTGGATTCTCGCTTTCTGGTTTTCAGTCTCTCCTCGTAGAACTTTTTGGTGGAACGGATGCAGAACTCTGCCCCACCCTTTACAGGATCATCGTTCTCGACTTTTCCATCCTCACCTATCGAAGACCCGAAGAAGGGAATCCAAGTCCCCTCTTCAGGTACTTCCGTAAATATCTGCCCCATATTTTTCGCTTTTTCTATAGCTTTAACCATTGTTTTTCTCTCCTATTTTAATTGTTTACATTAAGATCATTTTTCCACCAGACGGAACTGCTGTGAAGTCAACTGTACCCATAGCCGACTTTTCCATTGTGATTGAATGACACTTGGATGTTTTAATATCATATCCGGTATCAACCGTCCAATAGGATGTGTTATCCACATAGAACCGAAGATCATTATGGGTAAAGGCAGATGAGTTCAGACATGCCGAATTGAGCAAGTTCTGCCCGGTTGTATCTGCAATATCATATAACCCGGAGAAGGTAAGTTCACCCGCATCACCTACACCAAAATGTTTCTTCTTGATGTCGAGATCCCAGGAATCTTCTTCAATAATCTCCCTGGTAAACCCGCCATAGCTCCATGTACCCTGACCCGCGACTTTAAAAGTCCCGACCCTCACGCTTGCAATTCTTCCGCTTTTAGTTGCCATTTTGAACCTCCTGTTGTTTTAAAATATTCTGCTTCTTTTTTAGAGCATTGTAAAGGAAAAACGTATCCTCGGTTATCTCCATTGTTGATAAGTGACCACATTTTATCGAAGTGTCAACGTGGATCTTATAACCGATCTCTCTCAAATCACTACACAGCCCGAAATCCTCACCCACATGACCATCTCTATCTGGATCGGGATTTGGCCTGAACCTGAACCATGGCGGTGGGAGTTCGTGGAATATCCTCATGTCAAACATTAGACAACCGGTTCCAGTCGCATCGACTTCTATTAACTCTCCATCCTCCCATTCTGATACTAATTGATAGGTGTTTATCCCGCCACGGTAAATCAGGGGGTCGAAAGGTGGGTAGCGTCTGTGTACCAAACACCCCACAATCGGAAGTCCATGAGCGAGCAGTTTCGGGATTGTGTCTACTGGGTATGTCTGATCCATATCCATCATAATCAAATGGGTAGCCGAAACTCTCATTGCATCTTGGACTATCTTGTTGCGTAGACCGTCGATGGGGCCATTGCAGGCAATGATGGGAACAAAAGGTGGCCGCTCCATCTGGATGAATGATTGAAAGAACGGGAAAGGAACGTGGGACCAGCTACAGGGAAAACCTATGCACAATTTTCTGTTAGTCACGATCATGCGTCCACCCCCTGCGACTCATACGCTGATCCCCACCTATCCTTAATATGCTTCTCACTCTTCTCAATGATATCCTTGTATGGATGTTCCGCATTCATGTCTTTGAAAGTAACCGACCCCTCATGGTGGACATAGACATCGATTGCTATTCCGACTTTCTTGCCTGCATCCTTCGCCCTTAAACAGAAATCAATCTCCTCCCCACTCGATGGCCACAAGGATTCATCAAACTCCCCAAGCTCATCGTATANGGATTTCTTAAACATCATGCAGAATCCAATCACCCAGTTAATATCGTCAATCCTTCCATCGTGCATCTGTGACCATTTGACAGCTTCGGAATCAAGCTCTTCCAAGTCATTGTAAAGTTCCAATCTAACCCGTTGCTCACCTGCACAGTAATTAGTAACCGGGCCTACAATGTCGTGTGTATCGAGAGCGGTTAGAAGTCGATCAGCCCAGCCAGGAGTTACAAATACATCGTTGTTCAATAGACAGATTACATCCCCTTTAGCCGCTCGGATTCCTTGGTTGACTGCGACTGGAAAACCGAGATTTGTTTCATTCCTGATTAGTGCGTTTTTGAAAGCTGGCTCACTTCCATTATCAATAATTATTAATTCATAGTCTTTCGTGTGTGCCTGAATTGTTTCAATGCACACATTTGTCATTGACTGCTGATTCAGCACCGGCATCACAATCGATATCATTCCCATCTCCCCTTTTCAAAGTAATTAAACAACGCGAACAGGTCTGGCCTATATGCAACCTGTACCGTGTTTTTCCAATATAACGCCAACAACCCATCCCAATGATGGATCGTCTCGTTGTGCAGCTTCCCCTTATACAATCTCCCCTTAACAATAAACTGCTGTGTGCTGATCTCTCCCACTCTTACATTGTATGGGTATGCGAGTAGGGGATAGGTTGGATACTGTCGCTCTCTTGGTAGTCCTTCTGGGATATTATCCCCGCGCTTCATTGAGATAAACACAGCTTCATCATTCATTTTCTTTACTTCATCGAACACCCCTTCCTCATAGAAATCATCATCGTCTACGTTTAAATAATAATCATTATCAATTATCTCCTCGTTTTCAATGAACCAGTTGCGCTTGAAACAGCCCGGCATAAAGGATTTGCAGTCTTTATGTTCGATAGGTATTACCACCGGGACAATCCATGACTCACCAAACTCAATCTCCTCATCCAGAAACATGATTGGATGAAGGATTATGTTCATTGGTCGGTAGCCTTCGATTAACTTCTCCTTATTCTCAGGTCGTGAGAATGGCATTATTAGGTGGATATTCACTTCTTCCCTCCCTTAACAATCCCTATCCCCTGCGTGGGCAATTCCGACGTGCAATCCAAAAACTCAACCTTCTCCTTATGTAACCCCTTCCAGAAATTCACCGCATCGGGGCAGGTTGTTTCTTGAATGTCGTGAACCATACATATCTTAGCGAACTTGCCCACATTGTTGTAATCCCTCTCTGGCCAGCCACCTGTATGCTCACCATCAATCAACACGAGATCGTATTTCTGTTTGATATCATCGCTTGTTGCAGGTATAAATTCCAACCAATCCTCGCTTTCGATTATCGCGTGGATCTCGGGATTAAGGAAGTCGGTTGGGTCGAGCCCCGTACATTTGATATCAGGATTGAACCGGCGCAGGTATTCGGAGACAAAGATAAAGTTTCCACCCTGGAATACGCCAATCTCCAAATACGATTCAATCTTGAACTCGCTCAGGTACACGAGGGCTTTCGCAATTTGGTTCGGCGTTTGGTATATCCCGGCCATATCGACGGAAACATTTTTGAATTGCTCCTCATCCCCGAAGACCGGATGGCCCCATTGGACGATTCCGAATGCTCGGACAAGGTTTGCTACAATCTCGGGTTTTTTGAGTTCATCAAGACTCAAACATTGGATTAGGTTTCTTACTACTTTTATGTTTTTATTCTGCATGCTTTACCCCACCTTTCCCTTTTTTAGTGGCTTACAAGGCATCCTCGTGAGCCGGTTTTTACAATTATTTTATATATTCCCGTTTAAAATATGCAACCCCATTATCTACTGACACCAGCTCCCATCCTTCTGTACCATATTCATTAATATCTATTTTCGTAACATTTCCAACTGTATATTTAAAACATCGCTTAGGCATTTCTTCTGTTTGTTCATCCACATATTCACCAAGACACTCATTGCATAAAATTAGTTCCCCATCTTTCATGGCTTGTTCAAAATACCTAACTGAAACTTGGATTGATTTTCCACACCGATCACATACTTCTTCAACTCCATCTTCCATGATTCTCTCCTTTATCCCACCTCAAGGTATATGTCAAAATCCACAGCGTAGTGTCTCCCACTATGCGTTCCTGTTGGTGTTGTGAATTCCTCTTTCATCGTTGTTAGATTATTAAACCAGAACCATTTCAAGGTGCTTCCAGTAATAGAAAAGGTACATTCATCATATAGAGTAAATAATTTGGCATAAATATCCTTAATCTCTGTTGACCCAGAAGTAATTGAAAAAATTGATATCTGTAACAATATATCTCTGAATCTCTCCGTAAATTGCCAGTCCTTTACGTTGGCTGGCATTGAATAAACAGCATAAGGAAATTCCGCATCCAGCGGGGCTTCATCTTCATAGAACCGACTGCCGATTGATGACATGAATCCAGATCCAACTGTGTCCGTGGTCGCGTGTAAGTAGAGTGCTGTGGTAAAGTTTTTCATACCGCTTTCACCAGAATATCTAACATCCTGTTTGACATTTCAGGATTTACGATCGACACAATGTCGAAGTAATCGTTCTTGTATTTCAGTCTCCACGAGGAGCGAATATCTGAGCGATATCTTAGCCTGATTCTGTGGCTCATGGTCATAACCACACCCATTGAGGCTACCTGCTCCTTTGCACTTACCGGCCAAATCGCACAGGCAACATTGGAGGCTATTTCAGTCCAGGTGTTATCAAAACCACCCATACCGTCCGGGGCTTTCGTCGGGCATTCAATCGACACCCTTTTATTTAAGGACCCGATGTTCATATAAACGCATCCCACAATCTCACAGAAGCCAACAATCTCATAACTGTTTGATCCTCATGCACTATCTTCTGACCCAACACATCCTCGCCTCTTGATTCGTATAACTTGGTCGCCACCATTTTTATCGCTGTTCTTATCTT